TTCATTATTTCTAACATAGATTGTTTGAATAAATCTTTTTTATTTTCAAAATCTTTTTTTTGTTCTTCTAAATATTTATATTCTTCAACAATATTCATATATGGTTTTATTTCTTTATCAAATTTATTCTTTTTCTTATTAAAAGTTTCTATTTCTTTATTCAAATTTATTCTATCTCGTTTATATGATTCATATAATTCTTTTAATTCTATATTTTCTTTTATTATTGTATCTATTTGAATAGGATTTGTATATCTATTTATTATATTTGTATTTATATTTTCTAATATTCGTAATATCTTATCTTCTGTATAAAAATATGATTCTGTCTTTTTTATTACTATATGTTGTTTATCATATATTGTATTTAATAAATCTATATAATCTGTTGGTATCCATGTATCTAATTCTTTATATGTATAATTACAATCTACTATATCTTTCTTTTTGTATATTGATAAAAATCTACTATAATTTGTTATTATTATATAATTTGTAATTATATCATAGTCTATTACTAAATAGAATATTATTTTCTCTTTTTTCTTATTTAATAAATCTACTATATTATCTATTATTTCATTTAATTTAATATATTTTTGTTTATTTTCCTTAATTTCTTTTGTTTTAAATTGTTCAAAAAAATCATCTATTTTTATTATTCTGTCATTCCTTCTATTGTCCTGATAATCTATCATGAAATCTGATGGATATTTATCATAATTATATATTTCATTATTATCTATATATCGTGTCATCTTATTTATATTCTTTGTAATTGAACTCCTTATCTCATCTTTTACTCTTGTCATATTATCCTCTATTATTTTAGTTAATCTATTATTATACTCCTCTTTTATACGAGATATCTCCTTTTCTAATTCTTTCTTAAATTCAGTAATTTCCATTTATTTTATTTTTTTAATATTATAATTATTATTTAGGTTCAATTTTTTAAATTAAAATAAATTAATTTGCATAGTAAATTAATTTATTTTAATTTAAAAAATGGTAAAATAATTATTTAATTTTTTTTTTATAATATTCTTCTAATAATTTATTTATTTCTAATAAACTTTTATCTGATATTGATGATTTATATTTACTTTGACATATATCAATATTATGATTTACTAAATCATATAAAACATTATTATTAATATTTTCATATTTTCCATTAAATTTATTATATATGAAAAATATTAATGTATATATATAATTTTTATTTATTTTATTTGTCATATCTTTATTTCCTAATATTTTTTTCCCAAATAATATATCTATAACAGGTTCAACTTTATTAAAAGAATCAACTAATGATTTATTTGTAAATAATTTAATATATTTATCTCTTTCCACTTTATTTATAACTGTCAAAATATTTTTATCTATCATATACATAAAACCTATAATATATTCTCTATGTTGTGCATCTTCTGTTTTATAAAATTTTTCCATTATATTTTTTTTCTTATCACATAAATTTTTTAATAATGTAGCAACATCTTCTGTTTTTGCTGATGATATTAATAATTCTCCTTTACTTATTACTTGACCATTTTGTATTCTATGAAAAATATCTACTTCATCTTCATATGTTAATTCACTATATTTATGAACTGATAATTGACGATTCATAAATATCATTTTCTCTTTTTTATCTAATGTTCTTACTATTTTATTATTTTTATATTCTTCTGGTATTTTATCAAAAAATATTAATTCTCCATCATATTCAAAATATATATTATTATTTATAAAATTAACTAATGATGTTATTCGTTGTTTCCCATCAATACATGTTGTTCCTTCTTCAGTTACATTAAATATTAATGGAGTTGGGAATATTCCTATATAACATGAATTTATAAATTCACCTTGCTTTGTAGAATCCCATTTTATTCCTCTTTGATATACTGGTTCTAAATTTATATTTTTATATCTAACCTCTTTTACTATAGTATCTATGTCTTTTGGTATTAATTGTCCATCATATTTTTTCATTTTATTATTATATTTATCTATTTTATTTATATTTTTGTTTTTTAATTTTTTAACTAAATTACAATTAATTAATTGTAATTTAGTTAAAAAAAAGTAAAATAATAAATGAATTTAGTAAAATAAATATTTAAATTATTCAGTATATATATCTATTTTATCAGTATATATATCTATTTTATCAATTAAAAATCTTACTTTTTCATAATTATCACTATAAGTATAATATTTAATTGCTTTTTTTAAGTCCATTTCAAAATTATCTCCAGATTCATATAAATATGCTAAATAATAATAAGAAAAATTATATCCATATTTTCCTGCTTTACTAAAATAATATTTAATTTTCTTACAGCTTGTTTCAAAATCTAAATTAAAACGATTTTCATAATACATTAATCCCAATAGATAATATGCTTTTTCATAATTTGGATATCTATTATTTATTATTTTTAAATATATTTTTCTTGCTTTATCGTAATTACATAATACATAATAACAATCTGCAATATCCATAAAACAATCAACTGAACCTAATGAAACCATTTTTTTATAATAATTTAATGCCATTGAATGATTATTAAAATTTTTATATAATTTTGCTATATACTTGTATGCATCTGTATTATTATATTTAGTTAATAATAATTTATATGTTTCTACTGCTTTATCAAAATCAAAATATTTATTTAATATATCACTATATATTTCCGCTAAATCATATATAGATTGCATATTCCCTAATTCACCAGATTTTATAAAATAATTTTCAACTCTTTCTGTATTATATTCAATAATATGTTCATCTACACATAAATGTCCTAATATGTTTAATGAATATGCTCTATAATGTCTTGCTGTTTCTTTTATAAAATCTATTACTTGATCATTTATTACTAATTTATCTTTTATTAGTCTATATGGTTTTATTGTTGTTTTTGCTATTTCATGATTATAATTACAACATTGAATTAATCCCATATAATATGCTGTATAACTTATTGGTTCATATAATATTGTGTTATTATATAATTTATCAATATCATTTTCATTCAGATCTAAATTCATTTTATTTTTTATTATGATTTTACTATTTTTTAATTTATATTTTCAATTTTTTTAATAAATTAATTTATTAAAAAAATAGTAAATTGTAAGTATGACTAAAAAATACTTACATATTTTCAATTTTTTTAATAAATTAATTTATTAAAAAAATAGTAAATTGTAAGTATGACTAAAAAATATATTTAATTAAAAATAAATTGATGAAACCGTTCAATAACATATCCTTCAATTGGATTTTTACTATATTCCAATAATTTTATTATTTTTAGATAAAATTCTTTAGGTCGTTTCAATATTTGATTTTTTGAGACAATAAATTGAGCTCCTGCTCCAAATTTAAATTCCATATCATTTATTCGTTCATTAAATAATTGTTCATATATATCAATTAATGGTAATTTTTTATGATGAGGACATCCAGATAAATTAGAAGTTATAATTTTCTCACTTAAAAATTCAAAATTAATATTTAATTTATCATCATTTATATAATTCTTTAAATTTTGGATTATATTTGGAGAATGATCAAATGGATTCCCTTGTAAAAAAATAATATAATCTTCTAATTTTTCATAATTATCATATATATATTTATAATAAGTATGACCTTCTCTTCCTACATTATCTAACATAATTTGATTAGTATAATTATCTAATTTTTCACCTTTATTATATATCAATACATTTGGAAATTCCTTAGTCCATTCTATATTTTCATTATATCGTGATACTACAATAAGTATCATATATTATAATTTTTTATATTTTTAATCATTTGAATGTATAATTTATTATATAAATTATACAACAACATCATAATTCTTTTTTCATATATAATAATGGTCCATATTCTTCTCTAAATTTAATATTATACACTTTATATTGTAATGAAATATAAAAATTTATTCTAATCATAACTGTTTTTAAATTTTCTGTAGGATCTATTGAAACATTTAATAAAATTTTTTCTATTTTTTCTCTTTTAAATTTTTTTTCTAATTTATTCATTAATATTTTTCCATAATTTGGTGCATATATCCAATCTAAATATACATTTTTATTTACAATTTTATATATTACATATCCAACAATAATATTTTTATCATATAAACAATATATTAAATTATCATTTATTATTAATTTTTTATTAAAATGTTTTTTGTATAATTTTTTAATTTCATTTTCATCATTATATTTTTTTAATATTATCATATATATGATATATAAATATTATATTATTCAAAAATTAGAATTATTGTAATATTATTGGGATGTCTAATCGTTTGAATGTATAATTTATTATATAAAAAAAATAATATGAAAGTATTAATAAATTATGCTGATATTAAATATTTTCAATCACAAAAATTAAATTCTTATACTGGACAACTTATTGCTGGTTTTGATAAAGTTATTGAATATTCTAAAAAAGATATAGATACTGATTTTTTAAATAAAAACCAAGAAATAATTAATAATAATAGAGGAGCAGGATATTGGATTTGGAAACCTTATATAATATTAAAAACATTAAAAGAACTTAATTATGGTGATATATTATTTTATTGTGATTCTGGTTCTTATTTTGTAAATAAAATAGATCATTTAATACCATTATTAGATAAACAAGATATTATTAGTTTTGTATTAGATAAAGAACATACAAATAAAAGATGGACTAAACGAGATACATTTATATTAATGAATTTAGATAAACCAGAATATATAAATCAAACACAAATATTAGCAACATTTCAATTAATAAAAAAAACAGATTTTACACTTAAATTTTATACAGAATATTTAGAATATGCTCAAAATAAAAATATAATTACTGATCTTCCAAATATATGTGGATTACCAAATTATAAAGAATTTGTTGATCATCGTCATGATCAAAGTATTTTTAGTTTATTGATTAGAAAATATAATTTAGATGTCTTTAGAGACCCATCTCAATGGGGTAATAATCATAAATTAGAAAATAGTACATATCCACAAATTATATTTTTAACCAGAAATAAAAATTAATTTATTCATACTTAGATAATAAGTATGAATAAATTTATTTTAATTAAATAATTATTTAGATATATTAGATTCTACATATTTATTTTTTATTATCTCTAAGTTTATCTGATATAATATTTCCATTTTCCATTGTTATTATTCTATCAACAAAACTTAATAATTTTGGATCATGTGTTATTATTATTAATGTTCTATCTACTAATATATCATTTAATATACTAAATATAAATTGTTTTGTATTATTATCTAATGATGTTGATGGTTCATCCATTATTATTATTTTTGAACCCTTTAATAATGATCTTAATAAATGTATAATTTGTCTTTGTCCTCCTGATATTTTTTCTCCTGATTTTCCTACTATATATTCTAAATCAAAATTTAATTTATATTTTCTAAATAATTCTCTAACTTGTTCTTTTGTACTATTATTTCCATAACTGATATTTTCATATATTGTTCTATTAAATAATTTAGGTTGTTGGGGTATATATGTTATTAATCTTCTATATTCATCTATATTAAATTTCTTAATATCATATCCATTAATTGTTATTACACCTTTATATGGATATAATCTTAATAAAGTTTTTGTTAAACTACTTTTACCTGAACCAATTTTTCCCATAATTGCTATCTTTTCATTTGGTTTTATTATTAAATTTAAATTATTAATTAATCTATTTTTTCCTAAATAAAGTGTTAAATTATTAAATTCTATTAATGGATTATTTCTAATTATATTTATATCATATTCATCATTTTTATTTTTATTTAATACATCTATTGTTTTTTGTATTTGATCTATTGTTAAAGTATTATATATAAAATCATCTACATTATTTGCTAAATGTCCTAATTCAGTAATAACATATGAACTTATTATTAATACACTAACTATTGCATCTACTTGTAAATAACCCTGTGAGAATGCATATAATACATATCCATTAATACTGAAAAACATTATTAAATATATTAAATTTGAAAATATTCTAAATTTACTTATACATCTCATTGATGTTATAAATTTATTCTTGTAATTATCGTGTTGTTCCATTATTTTATTAATTTCAGTTTCTGACCCTGATGATGTATATACATTTAATAAATTACCTAATGTATCACTTATATCTTCATGCAATTTATCATATTCGTCATTCATTTCTGTAGTTTGTTTATTACATTTATTTCCTAAATAATATACCATTACACAATAAAATAATATAGAACATATACTAATTATACCTAAATAATTATCAATCCAAAAGAAATATCCAATTGATAAAACTAATGCAACTAATATTGGTAAAAATTGTTGTTGAATATCATCTATTAAACTTTTAACTACATATGGTAATTTTATTATTTGTGTTATTAATATTCCTACTTCTTGTTCTTCATAATTTTCTTTATATTTTTCTAATATATTCTCTATTATATGTTTTCTTAAATGTTCTTGTAATAATGGTATAAAATATGTATCTAACCAATTATTTATTCCTAATAACACCTGAATACCTACCCATATTGCTAATACTATTAACATTATATTTTTTACATTATCAGTTATTCTTTTATTTGTTGATATATCATCTATTATTTTACCATAATAATGTGGTAATGCTATTTTTGCAATTGGTGTTGATATTGCTAAAAATAAATATCCAAATAATGCTAATTTATTTTTTTTTAAAAAATCATATATTGTTTGATAAATATTATATTTCATTATTTATACTTAACTTATAAAATAATTTAATTAAAGAATAATGATTATAAAAAAAATGAAATAAAATATGAATATATATAATATTATTTAGATATATTTTAAATAATGCCAGAAAAAGAGTTTCATACTGATATATCAGAATTACCAATTATAATACAAGATTATAATGTAAAATTATTTGATTCTAATGAAAATAATAAATTTGATATTATAAATAATATTTTAGAAACAATGATATCTAATAATGCATTTTTTATTGTTGATTTAAATGAAATTATTGTTAGATATAATTTATGGAAAGAATTATTACCTAATATAAAACCATATTATGCAGTAAAATGTAATCCTGATCAAGTATTATTAAAACTAATGGTTGCTTTAGGTATGGGTTTTGATTGTGCAAGTAAAAATGAAATTGCATTAGTGTCCAATTTACAAGCAGATAAAAATAAAATTATATATGCTAATCCTTGTGCTGATTATAGTCAAATTCAATATGCAAGAGCAAATGATATTGATTTACTTGTTTTTGATGGCGAAAATGCTTTATATAAAGTAAAATTATATCATCCTTATGCTAAACTTGTTTTAAGAATTATGGTTGATGATAGTTATTCAAAATGTAGATTTAATAATAAATTCGGTGTTGATGAAGATTATGCTTTTGAATTACTTAATTTGGCTAAAACTCTTAAATTAAATGTTATTGGTGTTAGTTTTCATGTTGGTAGTGGTTGTTCTTCTGATAAACCTTATAGTGATGCTATTAAATTAGCAAGAAAAATATTTGATAAAGGTATTTCTATTGGTATGAAAATGAATTTCTTGGATATTGGTGGTGGATTTTCTGGTAAAAATAGAGAATTATTTGAAAATATTTGTAATACCATTAATAATGAACTTAAATTATTCTCTGATATTGAAAATTTAGAAATAATTGCTGAACCTGGTAGATATTTTGTTGAAACTACTCACACTCTTATTATTAGTGTTATTGATAAAAAAATGTTTATTAATAAAGAAACTGGTGAAAAGACTTTTAAATATTATATTAATGATGGTATTTATGGTTCTTTTAATTGTATTCCAAATGATCATGCTAAACCAATTATTCAACCTTATAATGAACGAGATGGAACTTGTTTTAAATCTATTGTTTTTGGTCCTACTTGTGATTCTTTAGATACTATTACTTTAGATGCAGAATTACCTGAATTAGCAATTGGTGAATCTTGTTTTGTTGAAGATTTTGGGGCTTATACTCGTGCCTCTTCTACTACATTTAATGGATTAAATCAAACGCAATCTGTTTATATTCTTAAATATTAATATATTTTTTATTTATTATGAATAATAATTATGACCTATTTGATTGGAATTTTTATATAAATTACCATTCTGATTTATTAAAAAATAATATAACTACACAAAAAAAAGCATTGAATCATTGGATTAATATTGGTTATAAAGAGAAAAGAATTGTTAAAATAAATAATATGATTTTCTATTTTAAAGATTATATTAATTCTAATCCTAATATTATTTATTTATATTTTATTAATAAATCTAACAAAATTATTAGAATTGATGAATCTACTGATATCAATATTAATAATGTTGATTGGTTTTATTATTTTCTATCTAATAAAAATCTTCATAAATTAGAATATCTTAATAAAAATAAATTAATTGAACATTTTAAAATTCATAAAGATATTCACAATATCAACTCACATTTTAATCTTGATTTTTATAATAAAACTTACAATACTAATTTTAAATCCACTTTTAAAGCAATTCATTATTTCCTTAATAATGGTATAAAATTAGGTCACTGTTTTGATTATAAATCTGATTATATATTAAAAGTAATATTACCTACTTATAATGAATTTCATTTAATAGAACATTGGATAAAATATTATATAAATTTAGTAGGAATACACAATATAATAATATTTGATATGAATTCTGATAAATCAATACAAGATATATACAATAAATATAAAAATTTAATAGTTATTAAAGTTGATGAATTTTTTTGCACTTGTAAAAATAAAAATTCTCTTTTCTATCCTGCAATTGATTTTATTAAACAATATTGTAAATATATTACTAAAGTAGATACTGATGAATTTATATGTAATTATACTTTTAGTAATAATGAGATATTTTTTTATAATAATATTAAAGAATTATTAACAAAATATAATTATAAAATTATTTGTTGTTATTGGTTATTTAATTTACAAGTTAAAGAAACCTTCTTTTCTAAAAATTTTAATGATTATTTGTATTTCTCTAAATCAGATATTATTAATATTAATAATATTAAAGCAAATAATTGGATTTGGGGAAAGAAAATTGTTAATTCTAATATTGCTAGTTATTCTTTATTAACTGGTGGAAATCATAATCTTAAAGATTTTTCTATTATTACTAACTTTATTATATTTCATATTATGTATAATAATCTTGAAACCAGAATTAATAAAAATATTAATTTACTTATTCATGATAATATTATTTCTAAAAATAATATTGAATCTGATATTAAAAAAAATTATTATAATCACAAAAACCTTCAACACGGTCATAAACTTGTTGAATGTTATAATTATTTCTTTAATCCTATGGTGTATCATAATCAATCTGTTCATAAATTATCTAATGTTTTTCATATTAATTATATTTTACTTTTAATTCAAAATCCCTCTAATTATCTATCTATTACTATCAATAATTAAAAAAAATTGATTTATTATTTGTTTTTTTTTTATTATTACTTATCATTATGTACATTTATGAATAATTGTGATATACTTGAATATGATATATTTTTTACTAAAAAGAAAATTATAATTAAATATGACGATGCTTTCAAAAAATGGAAACATAAATGTTTAACTGATAAAAAATATTTAAAAAAATTATTAGGAAATGATTATAAAAAAAAATTTAAATAATACTCATAATAAAATCATCTATCGTTTCATTCTGAATACATATATTTTCAATTTCACATGGATACCATTTTTGTTTATTTAAATTATTTAATAATTGTTCATTTATTTTTAATTCATCTATTTTTATTTTATAATAATTACTTAATAATTCTAATATATTTTCTATTTCCATATAACCTAAATATATACTCATTGTTATTCTTCCTGGTCGTATTAATGCTTTATCTAATTTCTCTATGTTATTTGTTGTTATTATTGTTATTATCTCACTTACTTCTATTATTCCATCAAATATTTGTAATATGTCAGATAAATTTAAATTAGATGACTCTTTTTTATTATCATCAATATCACTATCGTTATTTGCTTTTTTATTTTTTATTTTATTATTTCTATTATGAACAATATTATTTTCTACATCAATATCCTCTAAAATAAATATTTTCTTATTTATCGGTATTTTATCTGTTGTTATATTTGAACCTTCTTCTATTGTATATGTATCCTTAAAAAATATATTTATTGCTTGATTAAATGTTTTTATATTTGATAATTTTATATATTGTATGTGTCTATTTGTATAATTTGATATTGCTTTTATTATTGATGTCTTCCCCGTTCCTGGTGGTCCATATAATAATAATGTAAATTTACTTATTTGTTTATTTATTACTTTATCTATTGTTTTTATTAATTTCTCTTTCTCTTTAAAATATATATATTCAAATGTTTTTGTAGGAGTTATCTCTATTTTTTCACACATTAATTGATTTTCTTTTTGAAATATATTTAAAAAATATTTAATATTATTATCCTTTTTCTCTTTATAAATATTTATTATATATTCATTATAACATAATCTTATAAAATCCATTATTCTTTTATTCCCATATTTACTTTCTAATTTTAAACATATTTCTCTTTTACATACTGTCCCATCTACTGATGTTGATTCTTTTAATTCTATTTCTATATCATTATATGGTTCTTTCAATTTCTTTTTATCAACTGGTTTTATTATTATCTCTGCATTATAATAATCTTTTTTATATGTATATTCATTAAGTGGTATTTCTCCTAAAAATAATTTACTATTATCTATCTCAAATAATTTATTCTTACTACAATATGTAAATATTGATTTTATTAATATTATGTTATTCTTTATTATATCATCATTCGCTGCCCAAAATCCATCCGTTAATGTCGCATAATATTCTATTGTTATATTTGTTTCATTTTTCCCTATTGCTTTTTTTATATAATTTATTATATTATCGTAATTTGATAAATTATTAAATATATATGATATCATTGTTGTTATTATTACTCCTATTATTAAATCTATTATTGTGTTATTTGTCGTTAATTTATTCATTATATTATTTGTTAGTATGTAATATGATGCTTGATTTATCATTTTCTATTTCATCTTATTTATTATATTTATTTTATTAACTAAAATTTTGTGTTTCAATTTTTTAAATAAATAAATTATTCTTACGAATAATTTATTTATTTAAAAAATAAGTAACATTAAAAACGATAGTTTTTTGTGTTTCAATTTTTTAAATAAATAAATTATT